TCTTGTCTTTGAAAGTATGCAATAGTTATGTCATTTGTTGAACCAAGTGTTGGAAGATATTCTAGTGTTCTAAACACATTGTTTAAATCTACTTTTGTTCCTTTAAGAACTAATCTTTTATCTGCTGAACGATATTCTACTGTAGCACTACCACTAGCTGTTGCTCTTAAAATACCAGGAGCATTTGAATCCATTGTAAATGTTACTGTATATTCTTTACCTACTGCCGCATCAACAATTCTATATACATCTCCTAAATCAGCAATCGTGTCTGTGCCGTATTTTTGAGCGGTAGTAGTAACTGATAATTCATCACTTGGTGTTCCAGAAAAGAAACTAGTTTGTTGGTTAAAGTTTAAAAATAAACCATAAAAACTATCTGTGATTACACCACGTTCTAGTTGATATTCAAAACGAAAATTCTGTGCCGCTGTAAAATCTGCTTTTGGTGTCATAACAAAGTTTTGAACAGCATGATTTATAGCATCTTTGCTACCTGTAATAATCAATGGATCTGCAACAGTTCCTGTCCCTGATATAGTGGCATCTAATGCACTATCGCACGTAAATGCAATATCTGAACTTGCAACTGCACTACCATCGGAATACTTTGCTCTTGCTGTAAGTTTAAATGAACTACCAAATGCAGGGAGTAGTGGGTCATCTAATGATGTATCTGATATTACTAAACCGTTATCAAATCTAACAGTAGTATCTTCTGCCCAAACAATCGCCTCTGGTGCTGTAAATGTAAAGTCTGTTTGAGGATTACCAACCATTGAGAATTGACCAGTTGATGGTGTTTCATGTGTTAAGTCACCGCCTGTTCTTGTTACAGTTACATTTATTGGAAATGACAAATCAACATCAGTAAAAGGTTCAAAACGTAAATTTTCTAATGCATCATTAAGTTGGTCACGTGTTCCTGTAAATGTAATAGTATTACCTACTGTAGTTTTAGTTACATCAGTATTTGATGTATTCAAATCACCTACATCAGGAATCGTTCTAGAGTCAATCGTATAATTAAAATCTACTTTAAATGCTTGATTGATTGGGTGAATAATTTGTAATGGTGTATTGTCTTTAAAATAATAAACTTGGTCTTCTGTGTAGTTGTGTGTAACTGCAATATTTTCTACTTCACTTGCTTCTTGGCCTGTTACATTTATTGTTTGTGATGCACTTGCATAAGATGAACCTATAGTGCTATTTTCAAATGTGAATACTACTGTGAATGTAAAACTTGAATTGAAATCAGTTACTGGAACAAATTCTAAATTTCTAATTGCTTGTTTAAATGTTGCTTTGTCACTATGAATGATTGTTAATACACCCGTACTTGCATTATATGAATCTGTGTCTACTGTTGTTGTAGTACCGAATGAAGTAGCACCACCTTTTCCTGTAGAGTCTAGTGTAATAACTGCTTTGAATGAATTGACTTCTGGCATATCATCATGATTAGAAAATACAACAGCACCTAAATCAAAAGTTGCTGTATTATCTTCTTTAAATGTTTGTGTTGTCGGTAGAGTAGATACTGTCAATGCTTTATTGTGATACATTGTTTTTATCAATACTGAACCAGTAACACCGTCATCGGCAGTTACATGCATGTTAAATGTTTTTTGTTGTGAAGAACCAGATGTTTTATATCTTAAATTATCAAGAAATGCTTGTGCTTCTGCAACTGATCCTGTAAAATTAAATTTATTAGATCCAGCATTATCTGAAGCAAGTTTATTACCAATATAAAGTTCACTAAGATTTACAAAACTTCCAAGAGTTGAACTTAATGTAAAATCTGTTGTTATTAGACCTTCTGCTGAAATGTCGGTAGCACTTGACGAATATGGTGCAAAGAAACCTTTAACTGTAAGATTTTCTGTATCAGAACCGTGTGAAAGAACACCAAAATTTAGTGTGTCACCTGTTGATCCATCATATGTGCTTGTTGAATAATCTTGATGTGTTGGTGCTGTAGAGAAAAATGGTCTTTGATTTCCTGTAGTTGGTTCTGTAGGATCAAATATAATTGTTCCTGTAACTTTTTGAACACCACTAGCATTATTAATTCTTGCAGTAAATTCAGTATCGCCAATTACTGGGGGGTTTTCTGCTGAACCGTAGTTACCGTCTGTTATATTTTGTTTGTATAATAAAGTTTTGTGTCCAGAAACGTTATCTGCGGCAAAAGGTCTTGATGCTGGTTTGTCAGCCGGATAAAAACTAAGTTCAGAAAGAATTACATCTACCTCTGAACGTGTTCCTTTAACTGTAAATGTTTTTGTTGTTGGGTCATATACAGAAATGGCAGTCCCGGAACTAGGTGTAGATATATGGCCAGTATCATCCCAATTTCCGCTACTGTGTGTTATTATAAGTGTAATTACATCTGTTGCGTTTGGAATTAATGATGAATAATTCGATGCGATTTCTGTTGAACCGTATCCGAAACTTGTCTCCTGAAAGGGAGTGTATGTTACTGTTTTACCTAAAGCCATTTATTTTTCTCCGTTATACGGTGTTTGCCCATATTCTTGTATATTTATCCGGGTCATGTTTCTGTGCTGTAACCGAATAAATACCGTCTTCTGACTCTTCGATTGCTATTACACGATAGTTCCCGTACAGTGTGCCACTGTAAGTATTCCAAACAGCATCGTTGGCAAAATCTGCATTATATGTTATTGCTCCGTCACTTGTGTTTACTGTTTCTGAATTACTTGTTGAAATAGTAGCAGTAGTTCCAGAAACTGTTCCTGTTTTTACAAAACCCAGTGAATCTGTTATTGCTATTGAACCTGAGCCTGCATCTCTGTCAAGTGTCACTGTTCCGTTGTTATTGTCTGTAGCCACACGTCCACCTTTTGATGATGTATCTACTCTTAAAGTGTCATTTAATAAAATTAAATCACCTGGTAGAACATCGAAATGATCCCAACCTGCAATGTAAGTAACTATCTCTGAACTTGCCGCTTCTGTTTCATATAACCAAGCACCATACCATAATGCTTGTTGTTTGTTTGTGCATCCTGTTAATTCTACATTTGTTTCTCGTCTGCCATATGTAGCAATGCTTGAATTGTTTATATATTGAACTTCTTCTACCTTATAGAAGTTGTCTGGATTATTAAATTTAACGTTGATAACGTTGAATATGTTTTCTATTGAACCTGATTGATAAGTCACCTCAGCCGCGTTTGTTTGATTAACTAGTTTCTTAATTATTGGTGTGTTTCCACCCCAACCACTGTAAGCGGCACCATCAAATATTAATCTTGGATTACCATTTAAATAAACAAATTTTGCAAACATTGTATCTGCAATTTTTTGTAGTGCTTCATACTTTGATTCTCCACCATAGAATACACCGTTAAATCTTGCGGCTCTTTGATGTGCAACGCCTGATGGTTGTTGTTGGCACCATACTGATGCGTTGTAAATATCACTATATAATCCTACATTTGTTTTTGCATCATATTTTTGCTGTGCATTTAATTTGATATCATCCCCTAATCCATATGTAGTATTTGTTAGATAGTCAAAAAAGACCCATGCTGGGTTACTTGACCATCCTTTATTACTTGTAGTACTCGTATAATTTGCTGTTCTCCAGTTAGCAAATGATGTAGCACCACTTGAAATTTCTGTTGGTTCTTCAAGATTAGTTCTGCCACCAATAAAGAAACCTAATTCGCTTAAATCAGTTTCACCATCACCTTGCTTTGGTCTGTATTTTACTTGAGCAAATGAAACGTCACTTGCTGTTAATGAATTTGTAAATGCTAATGCAGGGATAAATTTTGCTAATAAATTCTTTGTTGTTTGTTTTGGTTGTGTAATACGACTTGGTGATACTCCTCCTGCAAATGGTGTAATCGTTGTTGCTAAGAGCGGAGACAGAGCACCGTTAGTTGGCTGTAAGCCATTGTAAGTGTTACCAAGACCTTGTGGGCCTGTAACTGTAACTACGTTAGTTGAACGTGTTGCCGTAAAATCTGGTGTGCCAGTCGTATAGCTGTTTATTGCTACTTTGATTTGTTCTGCTATTTCACTAGTTGTGCCACTTGCTGTAATTGTGTTCATAATAAGTTTATTACGAACTAAGCATTTAAACTTACCTGAAGTGCCTGTAACTGTGATTGTAAATGAAGGTGCTACATAATCTGTTATAGCTTGACTTCTAATGACTTTTCCTGTTTCCGAAGCACCTACGCTAGAACTTATCGCAAAAGTGATTGTAACATCGCCTATGGTCGCCGTAGAGCTACTAAATTTAAGACCTGAGTCTAAAGTAGTCTGTAAGTTAGCTTTAGTGCCTATAAGTGTCATAGCGGCTGTATTTCTGTTTGATGCACTAACTGTCCCTAGTACTGTAGTAACATCTACTGTGCCTTGGTCTACTGTAATAACAAGTTCATTTGATGCACTAGCATCTGCATTTGTAACTGTAACTTTTGGTAGTGTAACTGTATCTGCAACACCGTCACCTGAATAAGATGAGTCTGTTGACATTTCTGCAAACGGAACATCTGGAACTGCTGGAACTGTAACAGAGCCTTGTGTTCCTGCTGAACCTGTTTGCCCTGCCGCACCACTGCCTCCACTTGTTCCTGTAGTTCCACTACTACCAGTAGTTGAACCGTCAATCACTAATAATGGTTGTGGGGGAGCAACAGTTGAGAAAGCACCTGAAATAACTTCTGAATAACAACGTGATTTATTTAATTCGTATGGATCTGTATCTGATTCTGCAATATAATTTTGAAATCCGTGGTCTGGTTCAAATAATTTAAATGGTGTTGCTGTTGTAACACCTACTGAATATTTCTTTTCAAAATCATCAATTGGTTTGCATACATCTACTGCATGTAAGTACGTGTTTGTAGATATGCTGTATTCGTCTTCATTTGTGCCTTCGTATTTGTTATCTATCCAAGAATATACTTTAACTGTATTTGCCGCTTTTACAATTTGGTCTGGATATTCATCTAAGTAATCTCTTAATGTAAAGTTGTCGAATTTAAATTTTTGTAAATCTGTAGAATTACAATCACCCGCTGAACCGTCTAATGCACCTATCTGTTGTGAACCTGCATTTGGCCCTGTAACTATTGCACCTGAACCTGCATTCATTTCTGTTAATTTAAAAGATTCTGTGTGTTTATGACCACCTATCTTTCTTTCATTAACAGTATAACCATATTCATGTAAAACAAATTCACGACCGCAAAGTGTAGTTGTCAAAACAACATAAACTCTAACTTCTCCAGCATCTCGTCTTTTTTCTGTTCCTGTTTTACCGTCTGGTGCTACAGTAGTAGCTGGTGTTAAACAATCTAAATTACCACTGTTAGAAATTGGTCTTGTTGTTCCGCAAAGAGTTATTGTGCCATCTACTGTTGTGGTTACAGTTTCTATTTCTTTGTAGATACCTTCTGGAAAGAATGTTGTAACATTTATTTCATCTACTGCTTCATCTACATCTGCAAAATCAATGTCTGTAGAAAAGTACGGTGTAGTTTGGTCTTCTCTACGTAATGGTGCACCTTTGCCTGTAACAACTGTAGTTCCTGTTGCCGGTGGTTCTGTAATAGTAATAGTTGTCTTAGATGTGCCTTCAGTTTCGAAATGAACTGGAGGGGGATTGTGTTGTGTGTATTTAAGTAGACCATCTGCTGGCCCTACACCACCTGTCCCACCTGTTCCACCATCACCTGCGTCACCACCTGTTCCACCTGTTCCACCTGCGCCGCCATCATAAGTTGCGCCTGCTTCGTTTAGTAGAGTGTTGAAACTTTTAGCTTCCCATTGACCTGCGTCATTGTTCCAGAAAAGAACATAGTTCTCACCTTTGCCTGCACTAACGTCACCTAAGTCATTTAATAGTTTTTGATTTGTTGGATCGTCTATTGCTTCAATCTTTACACCGTCTGCTTCTTCTACTAGAAATGGATTGAAGTCTGTTATTGTCGCTGTTTGTTTATTTGTAGTACCATCACCCAATGTCATTTCAAATTTAATGTCTTTAAAGTTTGCTACATTTGTATTTGGATCTACGACAAATGAATCATTAATAATAACTTGTTTTAAGTTTTCTTTTGATTCTCCAGGAAGTTGAAATTCAATAGTTCCTTGATTTACTAATTTTGATACACCTGCAATCGGGCCTTCACCTACAACTATTTTAACTTCTTGTGTAATTTTTTCTGCATCTATGTCACTTGGCTTTTGTCCCAAGTCAAACTGTGTATTTGACATTCCTATGTGACCATAAACAACTGGTATAACACCTGGCTCTACTTGTATGCCCATGTCTATACCGTCGACTACTACTGGATCTTTTTTGCCTAATATCTTTTTAAGAACAGTTGATATTATAGCTGGAGCACCTTTTTGTTTAATAAAGTTTCCAATCTGTGATTGTTGAACTTGTTGTGCTAATTTTGTTTTTACAAATTGGTCTAAGTTAAATTTATTAAAGTTCATGCTATATATCCAACTTTCTGGCACTTGGTTTTTCACCGTTTTCGGTGCCTAAACTTGGTGTCAATGTAAATGTTATTTGTTCGGGTGTAAGTTCATCAACTGACTTTACAAAAAATCTTTGCGGTATCATATTATACCATGTGCTATAAAAAAGTCTTTTTCTATTGATACCTAAGCCACGATAATTCATCATACCGAAATTGCTTGTTGCTGTAGCCCAACCTGATATATCCCACAATGTTTTAGCCGCAACTGTTAACTGTGGTTCTGCAACTTGTCCTGTTAAGTCTGAACGTAAATTACTAATCTGTAAATCGCAATGCTCAAATACTTTTACACCAACTTCATCATCCCATGCAATGTCAAGTTTTTGTAAGCCACCTGAGCCATCGCCTTCTTGACCACTTGAAATGTAAATTTTTGCAGTGCCACCTATTTGCGTAAAGTCAAATTCATATAAATCTGTTATTGGACTTGTTGCAAGTTTTGATGATACTATTGCTGGTAAACTCATAAGTCAAATACCTCAATCATACTTGCTGATATTGTTCGTCTTTCATTGTCTGCCATTTGAACATCAAAACTTTCTAAGTAAAATTTGCCTGCTGTTCTTAATAATTCGTTTGCGGCTATGTCTACTACACCTGCATCTAACAATCTATTTTCATAAAATAAAACTAGAGTAGCGGCGTCTGTTGCACTTAAATTGTCGTGTGTAACTGTAAGTGTACGTCTTTGATAGTTGATGCCTAATGGTGTTCTTTGTATATAACCATCGCCAAACTCTACTAATCTATGTCTTGGTGTTGCAACATAACTTGTTGATATTGATAACTGTGTTTGTAATGGTAAGTTTGCCATTATACTAACCCTCCAAAGCCTGTATTCTGTCTAAGGACAGTGTGTGCTGTTTTTAGAGCAATACCTTCAATATACTGTCTCATTTGTGCTGATTGAAATTGACCAGATCCTCCGCCTGCATTTACACCTGAAATGTTGAAGTTAACATTTGAATTTGCTGTTGACAATCCACCTGTCATGGCACCTAAGCCTGCACCTGTGTTACTAACTGGGTCTACAAGTTGATTTGGATTTAGACCAGTTGGGAGTTTATCAAATTGCATTTTTGAATCTGTGACTGCTTTACCAATTGGATCTACCATTTCTTTTGGTAGCTTGTCCATTACTTTACCGATGTCTCTAACTAAGTCTGGGATAAGAGAGTTACCTACTGCCCAGTCATATAAGCCAGTTAACTTGTCTTTACCACCATCAACCCAACCACCGATTGCGTCTCCGGCTTTTGTAAAGCCTGCACCTACTTTGTCTCCTACTGCACCACCGAACTCTTTGACTTTACCAATACCTGCACCGATGAAATCAATCATGCTTTGTATCTTGTCAATAACTGTTCCGATAGTTCCTATGACTGTTTCAAATGCTGGTATAACAATTTCAGTCATAACTGTTGCTATGCCTTCAAATGCTGATTGTGCCAATGGTGCTACTGTTTCTGCTAGAGGGCCTAATGCTTCTGCTATTTTTACTAAAACATCAAATGCTAGTCCAAATGCTGGGACAAGAATGTCGTTAAATATTGTTCCTAATAATTCAAAGATTGGGCCTGCTTTTTCCATACCTGTTGAAAGTGAAGCAATACCATCTACAACAAATGTAACAGCTTGTCCTAGTTTCTCACCAAGTGCCATTGCTAAGTCTTCATTGTTAACAATAAAGTCTGTCATACGTGTTGCGGCTGAGTTAAGTGCATCTGAAAGACCACCTTCACCAACTGCAATCAAGGCATTGTTACCTGCGATACCTAAGTTAGATAATGATACTGATAAGTTCTTAGATGCTTTTTCCATACCACCACCAAAGTTCTCATCGAGTCCTACTAGTAGTGCATCTTTAATTTTTGCCGCACCATCGGCTGTTTTACCAAATTCTGAGATTTCTAATCTTGCTAATCCTAGTTGGTCTTCTAAGATTTTAAAGACTGGAATACCTCTATCAGCGAGACGGTTTAGTTCTTCTAGTCCTAAACCGCCCGATGTAGTTCTTGAAAACAAATCTGTAACAGCATTCAATGACCCGATACGGTCTGTGGTAACAGACGCCATATCACCAAACGATGTAAGAAGTTCTTCGGTTGGTTCAATACCCGATGACTTCAATTTGATGAATGTCTCTGTTAGAGTTTCGATGTCAAAAGGAGTACGTGTTGCAAAGTCATTAATAAACTTAAATGCATCATCACCCGCTTTTGCTGAACCGGTAACTGTGTCAAGTGTTGTTTTCAAATCCTCTGCACGAGAACTTGCTTCAACAACTGACTTAGTAAATGCAGTAATACCACCAATAGTGATGGCACCTGCTAATAGACCTTTTAATCCCTTAAAAGACCCACTTGTTTTTTTGATTGACTTGTCAACCTTGTCAAACTGTTTATCTAGTTTCCCCACCTTTTTATTCAGTGGAGTCATTGAATTAGATATCGAGTTTAGTTTACTGGTTGCTTTGTCGAGGGCTTTAATTTCAATTTCAATACTTGTGTTTGCCATGTTTTCGCTTACTCCGTTGTTCTTTCAACTTAAAATACTCAGCCCATCCTATGTATTCCGATGCTGACATTTCCATAATCTCGTTAACAGACTTGTGCAGTAGTTCTGCTAGTTGATACAGGAAATATGTGTCAACATCGGTACTTAGTTTTTTGCTACGGTCTCCGCTGTAGGTTCTACATTAAGAATATGTGTAGCTATACGTGTAACAACTTCTGGGTCGATTGAATTCATCATGTCAAATTTGTCTGCACCGACAAACATTTTTTTCCCATCTTCTGTTAACGCACGTTGAATAAGGACAGTTGCTAATGCTTCCGCGACTTTATTTTCACGGTGCAAAGCAACAACCTCTTCGGTTTGCTTAAGTGTTGCACTAGACTTAAAGTATATTTTACAATCCCATTCTGGGCAATCTACCCATTCAAGTTTGTCTGTAAGTCTAGTTTTAAAATGCGTTTTCGCATTGTTGATTACGCTTGTAGTCATTTTATACCTCTTGTGAAATTATATTATTATGATATAGTTTCAGTTAAGGCACCTGTTCCTGTTACTTCAAAAGTAACACCGACTAAATCTGCAACTGCTACTTCCACTGACCTTGAAGTCACGATACATGATCCACTATATTGAACTTGGTTAGATGAGCCATCATCAACTACTACTGTAAGTGTGATTGCTGATCCTACTGCAACTGCTGAATCTGTATCGTCAAATACTGCTTCAACTGTTCCTGACCATGATTTTAGTGAACCTACAAACGTTTTGTAACCTGCGTTACCCATCGCTGTAGTTTCTAGTGTATCTGCTTCTTCATTGATAGTGAAAGAAGTAATGTTTGCAAGATTGTTCAAACCTGCTGATATTGAACCGTCTTTACCTTTTAGAACTGCCATTGTTTGCTCCTATTACTGTTATTTGTCTAAATCACCTTTAGGGTGAATATATTCTACTTGCACGATTATTTGAACCGCACCTAATGGAAAAGTTGCGCCTTCGTCTGTATTAACTTCTGTTACTACAGTGTCAGTTGCATAACCATTTCTTTTTGTATCTTCATACAATTTCGTTTCAATGTCATCTAACAGTTTGTTTCGGGCAGTATCTAAAAACTTTCCTTTAACAAACCCTGTTAGAATAAACTCAATAGTTCCTTGTCTT